ACGTTTTGTTAGTCCCCGTTATGGACTGACCGTACCCTGAACCAGGTACGTAAAAAGAATAGGTTTCAAAACCAAAGTACAAGAGCGAAGAGTTAGATAAGATGTTTACCAACATTCTCCGATGCCCTTGTGATGACACAGATAGCGCTGTGTCAATTTCCCGAAATTCGAATAATCGAACTAGGGAATCAATATTGCGTAATGTCAAGAAGGTTCCTTATCCTCTTCCAATGGATGATTTGGTTCCTTCTTTTAGACTTCTTGATGATAACTTATACGCTTTATTGATGAAGGAAAGATTGGAATTACCCAATCATCCTTCTATTGATGGTACTGTAACTTCACAGACATATGTTCTTTTTGATCATATACGCTCTGTACTGTATCGTCTTCCTCTGTCTGTGAAACTGCTTGAGCGATTTTACAGGTTCTTTTGTGCTTATGCACAATCAATGATAGCTAATGATCCTCCAGGGGTTGTTACTAACATGACTGATCCTGTAATTCTCAATTTTTTCACTAACAACATTGCGTTTGAGATGCAGCCAATGTTGATCAGAGCAAATGTGTTTCATGAACTTCTCGTAACTACTCCTCACTTGGAGACTGAAGTTATTGATCCTTTTTCCGAGGATTATTCTCTTCAATCTTTTCAACAGGATCATGTTATGGCCTATCTTCGTGACTCCATTACTGATAAGAAGAACGCGTGGATCCTGGACAAACTCGAATCGGTGCTTTTATTCCTTGATGATCTTTCAATCAAGAAATTAACGTATCGTCATATTCTTACAAGTTCATTGCGCTTTGCAAAGATGAATTTGAGTGGCTCCTTATTGGAGCGATTCATGAATTTGAATCTTTTTGAGTTTGTTACAGGTGATGAGGAATCAGAGGTCTCCATGGACGATTTGACTCCCCAATCCATTGACACTTTGGAGTTCTTTACAATGCTTAGGTCCAATTTTCTTCTTACGGAAGGAATTGTTTCTTCGCCTTTGTATAAGAAGATGAAGAAGTTGATTTTCTTTGTTCTCTCTCATTCCATATTGGATAAGTTTGGTGTAAATTTCGATACTTTTGGATACACTGAATTTGAGAAAATGGCTCTTGAGAAGAAATACAACTCGCGAACTGGTTTTATTCATACCATTTTGGATTTCACCACTTTCATTTGTGAAAGAGGAATCTATGTTTACCGTACAGGTAACTTTGATGGTTTTCTTCATAATAAGATGACTTATCAAAAATGGTTTGATTCCAGTGAGTTGTTGCAAAGACAATCTCAATTGATGCACAATCCTGAAGCACATGGTTTCACTGAATTCGAGTTCCGTGCTAATTTAGCTAGAACTGTGGAGGAAGGTGAAGCTATTTTACGGCACTCGAAGGATTTTGATGCTTCTGAGTCTCGCTTCATACGAAAGAGCCTTTCCAACTTATATTTGATTGATTCTGAACTAACCACCAGACAAGCAGCACGAGAGAGCAGAGATGCTCCCTTTTCGGTACTTGTTTGTGGTGCTTCTGGAATAGGAAAATCATCTATCAAGGATATGCTTTGCAAGCATTTCGCTAAAACGGAGGGACTTCCTTTGGAAGATCATTTTGTTTACACGCGAAACCCTGCTGCTAAGTTTTGGGATGGCTTTTCGACCTCTATGCACACTGTTGTTCTTGATGACGTAGCTTTCATGAACCCGAACAAAGCCACCAATGGTGATCCTTCTGTCTTGGAGTTCCTGCAAGTTGTTAATTCAGTTCCTTTTGTGCCGGATCAAGCTTCGCTTGATGAGAAAGGTCGCACGCCTTTGAAAGCAAGATTCTGTTTGGCAACCACCAATACTGAACATCTTAATGCTCATGTGTATTTTTCTTGTCCCGCTGCTGCGCGAAGACGGTTTCCTTATATTATTGTCCCAACAGTAAAAAAGGAGTATCAACGTGATGATGGCAGTGGTATGCTTGACTCTACCAAAGTTCCTACTGTACCTGGATATCAGGATAGTTGGAATTGGGTGGTTAAGAAAGTTTCTCCTTCAGAAACTGATCACCATGGAATTCAAGGGGCATCAACCGATGTAATTTTCTCATCCAATGATGTGAATCTTTTCCTTCAATGGTTTTCCCAGACCATTAAAGCCTTTGATAGGGACAATGAAACAATACGTCGCAATTTGGAATCAATGAATAATATCACTATATGTGGTCATTGTTTTTTAGATTCAAAATTGTGTGAGTGTCTTATTTGTACAGGATGCAGTGAGTTCATGGATAAATGTGAGTGTGAGGTTCAATCCATTCATGTTTTTGAATTCGGGTTCCTTTCCGCATGGTTTATGCAATTCTGCATGTTTCTCTTGTGGCAGGATTACTTTGAAGTTCTTTACAATTACACCGGTCTTAAGCATTTTCTTTGGATGCATGCCCATTTACGGGCATACATTAATCTAAAGGCTGCTAAGCAATGGAGTACTTATAAAGTCCATCAGATTCGCCGCATGGGTGCACGTATTCATGACCGATATACACCTGAATTTGTGGTGGGAACTTTGGTGGTTTTATCAACTCTGTATGCTGCTTTCCGC